GACCCACGAACAGGAGCCAGGTGTACTAAATTAAAAATGAAACCAGAATTAAAAGGTATCTTTGATGGAACCGAACTTGTTCATTTTAAACCCAAGCCTGGAACGTTGATTATTTTTCCAGGCTATATGGAACATGGATACGCCGTCGATCATGGCAAAGAACCTTTTAGATTTATTCACTGGAACATTACAGCTATTCCTAAAGAGATGGCTAAAAATGGATAAACATTCTTTTACCTATAGTGTTATTGAAGAGTTTATAAAAATAGATGAACAAACAAAAAAGGAAATAAAAAAAATAAAATTAGATAAATACCCTTTGAATTATAATAATTTTTATAATTCTAAAGAAAAAGAAAGATTAGAAAATTTAATATTACCTCAATTAAATATGATTTTTAAAAAGTATAAATTAAAATTAATTGATTGTTGGGTACAAAAATATATGAAAAATCATTATCATGATTTACATACTCATAGAGGTCATGCAAAATCAAAATCTTTTGTGTGGTTTATTGAAGGGGATAAAGATTCATCTCCCATTTGTTTTTATGATGTGGGATATCCTTTAATTAATACCGAACAAATCATTGAGATAAAATTTATACCCGGAAAACTATTAATATTTCCAAATTATCTTCCGCATGCCGTTCCTTTGAATAAAAGCAATAATAGATTAATAGTGAGTGGAAATGTCATTTAAAAAAAATAAATATGCCGTTATTCGTCAAGCGATTTCAAAAGACCTGGCATCTTTTATAGCTAATTACTTTTCAATAAAAAAACAGGTATATGATACCTGCCGCAAAACTCGCTACCTTTCTCCTTATGAAACTTTATTAGGTGAGTATGAACCAGCGGATGGACAGATTCCACATACCTATTCTAATTATGCAGATATCGCTATGGAAACTTTAATGTTGAAGTGTCAACCCATTATGGAAAAGACTACAGGATTAAAACTAAATCCTGCTTATACTTTTGCCAGGATATACAAACATGGAGACGTTCTTAAAAGACATAAAGATCGCTTTAGTTGTGAAATCTCTACGACGATGAAGCTTGGAGGGGACCCGTGGGCTTTATATGTAGAGCCTTCTGGTAAAGAAGGACTCAAAGGAATGAAAGTCGATCTTAAACCAGGAGATATGCTGATTTATAGGGGCTGTGAACTGGAGCATTGGAGAAATAAATTCAAAGGTAAAGAATGCATTCAGGCATTTTTACATTATAATAATCGCAAGACGCCAGGAGCCAAGGAGAATATGTTTGACAAGCGACCTCATTTAGGACTTCCTTCCTGGTTTAAAAATTCATTGCCTCCCCCTAAGAAATAAGATATACTTAAGACTGGTGTGGGGGATCTTTCCACCACAAAGGTCTTCTACGCCTACTTATAATCTGTTGATCTCCCCATTAATCTAGTATAATTGTAATATTAAAGACCCAAAAATTTTTGGACTCATTTTTATTATGGTCCCAGAATTTATAGGATAAACGGAATTTTCTATGTTACAAAAAGTAAGTTTTCTACCCGGATTTAATAAACAAGTTACAGCCACCGGTGCCGAAGGACAATGGACAGGTGGGGACAACGTACGTTTTCGATATGGCACCCCTGAAAAAATAGGGGGGTGGGATCAACTCGGTGAGGATAAACTTACTGGAGCCGGCCGAGCCCTACACCATTGGGACGATAATGCGGGTATTAAATACGCCGCCGTTGGCACTAACAGAATTTTATATGTATATTCAGGAGGTCAGTTCTATGACATTCATCCTATTCGAGCCACTATTGCAGGCTGTGACTTTAGTAGTACCAGTTCAGAAAAAACGGTCACTATAACTTTCCCCAGTCCACACGGACTGATCGATGATGATATTGTTTTAATGGACGGCGTCAGTGGAGTGACGGCTGTGGGTTCCACTTATAATGATGCTTCTTTTGAAGATATAAAATTTATGGTGACTTCTGCACCGACCGCGACGACGATTGAAGTAACGATGGTGGCTACTGAATCAGGAACCCCTTTAAGTAATTCAGGATCGGCTACAGGATTATGTTATTATAATGTAGGACCCGCTCAACAAGTAGCAGGTTATGGCTGGGGAACCGGTCAATGGGCCGGAACAGTAGCAGGTCCAGCAACCACTACTTTGGTAACAACGATTGCAGCCGATGTTGCAGTTACAACGGTCGTCTTAACCAGTTCGGCATCCTTTCCCGATACCGGTGAAATTAGAATAGGAACCGAGGATATCAGTTATACAGATAACGATATATCCACAGGAACTTTAAGTGGAGGAGCTCGTAATGCTAATGGAACCACGTTAGCTCTCCATACAGCCGGAGCAACCATTACTAATATTTCAGACTACGTTGGCTGGGGCGAAGCGTCTTCAGCAGACTTTACGATTGATCCCGGTTTATGGGTCCTAGATAACTATGGAACTAAACTGATTGCTTTAATTTATAATGGACCCTGTTTTGAATGGAATGCAGCCGCTGCGAATCCCACAGCGAATCGTGCTACAATTATTAGCGGAGCCCCTACGGCTTCACGACACATGATCGTATCACCCGTTGATCGTCACTTAATTTTCTTGGGAACGGAAACCACGATTGGGGATTCAACGACTCAAGATGATATGTTTATTCGATGGGCGGATCAAGAAAGTACCAGCGATTACACTCCTTCCGCAATCAATACCGCGGGCACACAAAGACTGGCCCAAGGATCTCGAATTATTGGAGCGGTTCGAGGTCGGGATACCATGTATATCTGGACGGATGCAGCCATCTTCTTGATGCGTTTTGTCGGTCAACCCTTTACCTTTTCTTTTGAACACGCGGGAACGAACTGCGGACTCATTGGAAAGAATGCCTGCATGGAAGTCGATGGGACCGCGTTCTGGATGTCAGAAAATGGTTTCTTTCAATACTCCGGTCAACTTCAATCGATGCCCTGCTTGGTAGAGGATCATGTTTTTGATGATCTCAACTCGACGCCGAGAGATTTGATTAACGCCGGTCTCAATAATCTTTTCGGAGAAGTGAGTTGGTATTATTGTAGTTCTGGTTCTGATGTCGTGAATCGAGTTGTAACTTATAATTATTTAGAATCCGTGATGCTAAAAAAACCCATATGGTATACCGGAACCTTGGCACGAACGGCGTGGTCCGACTCGTCTGTCTTTGCAAAACCCCATGCGTGTTATTACACCACTTCTGATAATGTTTCCTATGATGTGGTAGGCAATACGGATGGAACAACCATCTACTATGAACATGAAACCGGAACCGATCAGGTGGACGCCGGGGGAGTGATCACAGCGATCACCGCCAACGTTCTTTCGGGTGACTTTGATATTACTCAGAAGAGATCAGCACAAGGACAAATGCTAGGGGTAGCGGATACACGAGGCGATGGTGAATATATTATGAAGATTAGAAGATTCCTGCCGGACTTCATTACGCAGACGGGGAATACGCAAATCACTTTGCTGTTAAGAGATTTTCCGAACAGTAGCGCAGCGAGCTCTTCACTTGGACCCTTTACAATCACAAGCTCCACTGATAAAGTTGACACGCGCGCAAGGGCAAGAGCCATTGCATTGAAAATAGAGAACACTTCTAGTGCACAAAACTGGAAGCTGGGAACATTTAGACTGGACATACAACCCGACGGGAGAAGATAATGGCGCATAGAAAAGGATTAAAAGGAGGAGGAATGGATAGACATGCAGGGACAAGTTCTGCATCAACATCTTATGGGCCTCCAGGAAGCGCAAGTCGTGCAAGTGCACCGACTCATTCACCAGATCGACGTTCACATACAGTAGGACCAACAGAGCATTATCAAGATCGTATACAAAATATTGCAGCTCAAAATCAAAGAACTAGTGATTTAAGAAATCGAGCAGCGGATCAAGGCTTTCATCAATTTTTAACTCCAAGAGATCAAGTAGCAAAGAAAACTTTAGGAATGAGACTGAGTGGACTTGGTGGACTCTTCGGAGCTCTGGGTAGAGGTGCCCTTAGTTTATTCGGAGGAATCCCAGGAAAAATTGCTAGTGGAATTATGACTGCTAAAAACTGGGCAAAGCGGAAAGGAAGTGGTGTACTGCAGGGAGTTGGAGAATTTGCAGATACTGATGAAGAGGGAAATCCACTTTACCCGACTTGGGACAGATTTATAAATAGAAACACAGGTAAATATGATGACAAACCGTACCGAGGCCAAGGACAAAGTAATTATACTTTTGATGATCAAGTAGCAACAAATGTAACCAACCCTAACCTTAACCTTAATACCATTGATACAACAGATACTAATTACATACCTCAAAATATTCCATCGCAAGAGGAACTTTTAAATACCCCTACTTTTGCAGCCGAAGGCGGAAGGATTGGGTATGCATACGGTACATCAGATCCTGAAGAACCCGCTGAAAACGTATTGGAATTTATGCAAGATCAAGACATTCCTATCAGTGAACAGGTAGAAGGGGAAATTACAGAGGAACAAAAAGCTATGGTTCTTGACATGCTAGAAAAAGGAATGGATATGGAAACTATTATATCCATTACGGGCGTAGGCCAAGAAGACATCATGACTCTTATAGGCGGAACATCGATGGCTGAAGACGAAGGCATAGCGAGTCTTGTTTAATGGCAAAAAAAATTCCACTACCTAGAGTTAAAGCTAAAAAACTGGGTCTCTCAGATAAAATCTGGGCAGGGATAGCAGGTCTTTCTCCTTATTTTGGTAAAGCTCGTTTGCATCAAAGTATGACTAGCCAAACTGCGGCGGGGAGAACGGCTCAAGCTGCTCAAATGGCTAAACTTGCTAAATATGGCAAATGGGGATCCAGACTAGCTAGATTCTCAGGACTGATGAATCCTTACACCGCTGTTCCGTTTGCAGCAACATATTTAGCTCGACATGCAGTCAGCAACGCTTTGGAACCTTATAAGAATCAAGACGTAGAGAATACAAGTCCTTGGTGGACCATGGGCTTAATGGATAATAGAGG